ATGCAGTTTGTATTGTGTTACCCCACCAAGTACTATCGTATATTTCGTTTGCCATTATTTCTTTTCTTTTTTAGTTAAATACTTTTTCAATTTAACAACGTTTGCTTGTTTTGGTTTGTATGTTGCTCTCATTATAGTACCCAATTTGATCCATTTACATCTTTATCTGGATAAACATCAGATTCAGTATTGTTTGTGTATTCTGGAAACTTTGAACTATCAAAGCAAATATAATCAACAAACCTTCTTGTGTAATATTCAGCAAAATCTCTTTCTTTCTGTACTAAAAAATCAACCTCATCTTTATTTACTGTTTCAGCATTTTCAGATGTATGTTTAAAAATACCTCCAGATTTAACTCTATACGCAGCAAATGGTAAAAAATCAACCATTGCATAATGTATCAACATAGGTTGTATATAATCATTAACCAAAGTTAAATAATCGCCAGTTAAAGTATCGTTTATAATATCGTTACTTATTCTCTCATATAGTTTAGTCCCTAAATAGTTTTGTATATGTATCTCTTGTGAGATCTTAATATATTGTATGAACAAATCTGTATCAGTATTTCCATCAAGAATACTGTTTTTAATTAAATCTGTTCTACTTATGAATAATGCTGTTGCCATCTATCTTTTTTTATTTACAAATCCATTATTAGGCATATCCGTTGGTCGCATTGCAACTTCTTTTGCATTAACCTCTGGTTTAAAACCTTCTTTCTTTGCTTTATTTACACTTATTTCTGCATTTGGATTACCTACATCTGGCTTTAGATTCTTCTTCTTTGCCTTGTATGTTTTACGCATCCAAAAATGATGGCAATCTCCTCCACCTTTGTAGAGCCAAATATCATAAGTATCTGCACCATTTAATCCCCAGCCTTTATTAACTGCTTTTTTACTCATCATATCAATATCTTCTTTACGATATATCTTTTTAGCTTTTACCATCTTCTTGCAAAAATCCCTACTATCATCACTAACCCTTAAAGGTGCATATTGATATCTTACTTTAAACTGTAATCCTTCTTCATTTTCTCCATCTTGACTACTCTTTGCATTTGGTCTTGCAGTTCCAGTAGTAACAAAATTATATACTTTAGATAATACAGATAATTTAGGATTGTTTAATTTATTTAGTTCTTCATTCAATTCATCTTCTAAATCATAATCAACTTTTCTTTCATCAATTAATTCCCAGTTTTCTAAATCTTCATCTTCTCCAAATTCTTCTAAAGAATCTAAAGCCTTACTCATTTTAACACCAGTTTCTTCCTCTCTTGTTTCTTCGTCTTTCACATTGTCTAAATCAACAAATTGTAGAGGTTGTAAAGTCTTAAAATATAGGTTTAAAGCAATGTTATTGTATGCGAGTATCTTATCAAAGGCATCTGTTAAAAGTTCTTGAAAAGGCACTATAACAGTATTGTGCATTAATATAGATGCAGTTTTTAATTCATCAGCATTATTACCTAATCCGCTATTGTCTTTAATTCCTAATAACATAGGAGATATAATTCTGTGAGATACCATCACTTTCTTTTGTGATTCATCTGATAAGAACTGATATTGATTATGTGCATCAGATAATTGAACTGGTGTTATATCTGCTTGTGCTTCTTTATTATCGTTAAAAGCAAGAATAAATTTACCAGCGTTTGAACTTCCAGAAAACTTTCTTTGTATTTTACTCTCTATTAAAGATTGTGCTTCTTCGTTTGGAACTCCATTGTTAAAATTAATCAACATAGATGGAGCAAGTCCGTTCATTATATTATTTAGATGATAATTAGAAATTTCTTCTTCTAACTCTGCATACTGCAATCCACCTTGATAATCTGGAGTACTATAATAATACATTCCAGCTTTGTAAGGTTTTACATATAATATCTCAATTGGTTGTGGACTATTTGAAACACCAAATGCTGGTATTCTTTTTGGTTGGTCGCTTGGTTTTGCATTCGCCCAATCTGGATGATAATAATACGCTTGTACTTGCTTATCTTCAGAACCACATTTCTCCGCTCTTAACGTTTCAATTGGTAAATGCTCAACTCTTTGTACTTTCTTTTTATCCTTTGAATAGATAACTTGTATTGCACATTGTCCAGCTAACTTCAAATCGTATGCTAATCTTCTAACAACATCTTTTTTAAATAAAGAAATCATCAAAGCATATTGTTCTGGCTTTTTTGAACTGTTTGTTGCATCCAAACCTTTACCAAAAATCATTTGTGAAATAGCGTTTATAACTGCACTATTTGTTGGACTTCCATTGTATCGGTCAATCAGAAACTGAAAGTAGTTATTATCAGCACCAAATTCAACCCATTCTTTATTCTTAACCTCTTGAATAATAGGAGATGTATAATTCGATAGATTAACAAAACTAATCTTTGAATCTTTCTTTTTTGCCACAGTTGGCTTTCTGAATTTATTTATGTGTTTACTCATAGTATTATAAAATCGTTATTACCACTCTTTGACTTGTATTCATCTTTATTAACTGTGTAATATTCGTTGTTAGATTGGTTTGTTGATTGTGATGTACAGAATATTTTATCTCTATAAATAATATCTGATTCAGTTACTGCACCTTGTCCATTATATATTTTTAAATCGTAAAAACGACCCTCTTTTAAATCGTAAACATTTGACAATTCAATGTAATTACCTACTTTAACCGCACTTGGTAGTATTGTAACGCTTGTATTTGTACTGTCATCTCTTAATTTTAAGGTAACAGATGTTGAATATACTCTTGGTATAATCTTTATTGTTTGTGCATCAGTTGTAGGTAACAAATGTTTCATATATATATAATACTAAAAGTTTGTATTTTTATTTATTTAAACCAAAAAAAGGGTACTCAATTAAGAATACCCTCTTTTTAAAAAAACCAAAGTTATTAAATTATGCGTTTGGATCTATTTGAGTTGCAGATTCATTATCTGTAACAACAGTTGAAACTGTAAAGTTAGCTGGAGAAGTTTCCATTGCTTCCATTGTTAAAGTAAATCCAGATAAATCTCCCATTGCAGCACCAGATACAATTGTTCCTCCAGTTACTTCTGCTCCGTGTTCTAAACCAACCATAAAGAAATTACCATTGTAATCTTCAATCGCAACGTGTGGTCTTGAAGCAGCCAATAATTTAATCTCTTCTTGTGTAGCTTTATCTAAAACAGTTAATGTTAAATTTAAAGTTTGTGTATAAAATGTAGTTCCGTTTTCTCGTGAACTATTAATTGTTGTTTCTAAAGATGAATTACCTTTAATATCAAATTTAAAGAAATCTGGTGTTCCAGCCAAAGCAGTAATTTCTCCAGCAACTATGGTTTCCGCTCCTAACGTACCATAATCTGCAAAATAAACCGCTTTTAAACCACCAACAGAATTCTTACAAGGTAACGCTCTTCCAGATGTAAGTAAACAAGCCATTGTGTTATATGTGTTTTAAGTTATTAAAAAAAGGGTAAGCAGATAAACTACCTACCCTTTATTGTTATTTATTATTTAATATTAAGAGTAGAAAACTACATCTTCCAATACTGCAATCTGAACTCCAGCAGTATATCTCATAATGAAACGTACATTTTTAGAACCATCTAAATCAGCCATATCTAAAACTTTCACTTCGTTGTGGTCTGCTAAAAGTCCAGTTCCAAAGAATAAGTTAGATTTCAAAGTAGATACCATTGTATCATCAGCTAATCCGTTTGCACAAACAACTTTGATTCCATCGAAATACTGAATATCAATATCTTGATTTTGTCCTTGTGCCATATATCCGTTTGCTCCTAAACCATCAGCAGCAAATCCACCCAATGCTCTCTTGTATGCTCTCCATACGTTTTGAGATACATAGATAAATAAATCTTCGTTTCCGTATAAAGAAGATGGTACTGCATCAGCAACCTTTCCTAATTCAGCAATTACGTTTGCAGCAGTTACAGCAGCACCAGTAATATCTTGTCCAGCTGGTAAAGTAGCAGCAGTTAACAAAGTAGAAAATCCATCAAATGAACCAGCACCAGCAGTTCCACTCCATACATCTTGTTCTGTTTTTTCAGCAATCTTCCCAGCCATTAATCCGATAAAGTAATCAGAAAAAGTTGCTGGTAAATTATCGTGTGCAGAATATCCCATTGAGATAGCTTCCCAATCTGATTCGAATGGAGTTTTACAAATCTCTAAATTTACTTGTAAAGATTTTGGTTCGATAATTCTTTCAGTTAAAGTAACAGTTCCAGCATCTGTAAAGTCACAACTTGCGTTTGCAACAACTCCAGATAAATCTACTCTCTTTAATACTTCTTTAAATTTTACATTTGGTTTTACTTCGATTAAACCATTTGCGATAGTGTTACCACTTAATAGAGATGCTGAAATATATTTTCCAGCAAATTCACCAGCGTAAGTACTTGTAATTGTTAATGCCATTTTTATTTATTTAGTTTGTTAAAAATTCTATTGATTGTGTTATTCTTGCCTTTTTGAGAGTAAAGGTTTAACTCTTTTTTTGCAGTTGCGTTTTCTGGTGTGTGATTAATTGCTTCAACTTCTTCAGATAATTCAACAGCTACTTCTTCAACTTCTTTTACTTCTACATTAGAAAGTTTTAGTTCGTTGATTTCATTTCTTAATTTTTCAATTTCAGAAAAGAATTGCTCTTCAGTAATAGATTTAACTATTTTTTTAGGAGATGCAGTTTCAGTTGATAATTCTTCTTCTTCTACAACCTCTTCTTCAGCTACTTCTTCTTCAACTGGTGCTTCTTCTTCTTCTTTTGCTTCAGCATCTTTGATTTCAGAAATAACTCCTTCTTCTTCAATAACGATTACCATTCCATCAGCGGTTTCATATTCTCCAACTGGTACTGCAACTCTTTCTTCGTCTGCAACAACGAATACTTCTGCACCAGCTTCAAATACTTCTGCTTCTAAAATAGCACCATTATCTAAAGTCATTTGTTCTAACTTTACTTCGATACCGAGCAAAGTTCTAACTTTGTTTAATGTTTGATTTGTGTTCATAATTATATAATAAAATTTAGTTAATTATAGATTTAATTTTTTTAGCTTCTTGTTTAGCACTATTTACTGTTTTAGTGTATTTAGAAAACTCCTTACTATTAATTCCTAAATCCTTTAATTTTAATATTGCTTCTGAAACATCTTTATCTAATAAATTAGCATCACTTTCTACAAGATTAGCAATGTTTTTAATTCTTTTTTTAGTAAATAAAAAATCCGCTTCAAGTGAATCCATTTCTGATAAAGTTTTTTTTAAAAATTTATCTCTTTTTTCTATGTCTTGAATTAAAGACAACTCAACTTTCTGCGTTGCCAACTCAACCTTATCTTCTTTGAAAAGATATTTAAAAACTTTTTTTTCTGCATTCATAATTATATAATAAAATTTAGTTAATATTTTGTGTTTTCAGTTTAATTATCTTCTTCAATTGCGTTTATTCTTCCGATACCTTGCTTCCAATATTCTGGAGCATTACAATCTTTACCTTGATTTTGTTTACACTCAATCGAATAAGTGTTTTTACATTTACAGTAAACCGCTCTGCTCATTATGACAATAGTTTTTTAAGTTCGTCAATTACTCTTTCTTCTTCAGATAGATTTTCTTCTTTCTTTTCTTTTGGTCTTTCTAATTTGTCTGCAAAATATCCTTCAATACTGAAACCTTTTACTTTACCAGTTTTTACATAGTCATTCCAAATTTCATCATTATCAACTTTAACAGAACCCATCCAAGTTCCAACTGGTACGTCTAAACCATACAAAGCAGTTTTATCTTTTGCTTTATCTTCAACAATCCAACTTTCAACAAGTGTTAAATCTTTTAATTGTGCATCGTGTTCTAATGTTGAATTAGATTGATTACCATTCTGTAAATACATTTGAGATGCTTTTGCGACAGTCTTTTCTGAAAAAAATATATAGTATTCTTCTTCTCCGTTTCTTCTGTAAATCGGCTTCTTTGGTATCAATAAAGCACCCATTAATAAACGCTTCTCTTTACTTATTTCAGCAAGTTTTATTTCTTGGTTGTTTAACGCTATAAAGTCAGATTCAATTGCTGGGTTTTCAACAACGCTAATTGCCTCAACTCCAATTGCTTCATCATCATCTAAAATAAGTTCTATTATTTTCATAATTATATAATGATTTTAAATTAATATTTTATATTTTCAACTACTTTTTTATCCTATTGAAGCACCCTTAACAATATTTCTATCCATTTCTTGTGCAGTTGTTACATCGTTTGAAACTACATACGCTTGAACTGGTTGTTGTGATTGACTACCTATTGCCTCTGCTAACTGATTAGTATCACTTGCTCCAACAACATTAAATGCTGGAGGTAATGATGGTGCAGTAGGAGTAGCAACAGTACCACCACCGCCACCGCCAGATGCAAATGATGGTGCAGCTGGTTCTTTTGATGCAGTTATTTGTTTAACGTTTGCAAATCCAGATGCTATAATTCCAGCAGCTCCAATATATCCAAAAATCCCACCTTGTGCGAGTGCCTTATTCGCTCCAGTATAAGTATCTCTTATTGCTTGTGTAACTGCTAATGCTTTTCCAAATTTACTGTTACTACCTAATAAACCAGCAATAGCACCTAAAGATTCAAATACAACTTTTTCTTTTTCTTTTGCAATCTGCTTATCTATTGTAACTCTTTTTTCTCCAGTTGCTTGTTCGTACGCAGTTAGTTCATTCTGTGCTTCTTGAAATGCAATAGTTCCTTTTTTGTATAAATCTCTTTTATCTTCTAATCGTTTTTTCTCTAAATTAGATTCTTCTTCATTTAATAATTTTTGTCTTTCTAACCTTGCAAGATCGTTTTGTATTTGCTCCGCTTCAAATTGATTTTTATTAGCATTTAATTCTGCATCAGCTTCTTTTTGTGAATTAGTTAATTCTAAAGATTCTCTATCTAAAGCTAAAGCATTTGATTTTTGTTCTGATCTAATACCTTCAATCTGTGCTTCAACACCAGCCAATTCTCTTAACGCTTCTATTCTTGCAACTTGAAACTCTACATTATCTTTATCTTTTTTTAAGTTTGCATCTGCTAAAGCCAATTGCATTTGTGCTTGTGATAACATTGCAGATTCTGCTGAATTTATTTTAACAAGTAATGCATCATTTGCTACTTTACGTTCTTCAATAGATTTTGTTTCATCATCTCTTATCTGTCTTAATTTCTCTGCTTGTCTATCAAATTTTTCAAAAAATAAACCTTGTCTTGCTGCTGCTAATTCAGCAGACTTCTGTAATTCAACATTTGCTTCGGAAGCTTTTTTTGCAGTAGATATACTAACCTCTCCAAATTCTTTTACAACAACTTTTCCAACTTCTGAAACCTCTGTTATTGCTTCTCCAAAATTATCTACAATATCAGAACCAGCTTGTGAAACTCCATCTGCAATTCCTACAATATTTTTTTTAGTTTCTAATATGGATAGGTTTAAAGCCTTTATTGTTTCTGGATCACTATTTCCTAAAAATGATTTTTCCCAAGCTAACATAGCTTCATCAATAGCTAAAGCAATACTGTAAAAAGCAAGTTGAAACGGACTTAATACAATTGTTAAAATCCCACTTGCAACTTTACCAAGAGCATCTAACTGGTCTGTTGTTTGTGTTAAAGCATTGTAAGTATCTACAAAAGCAGTTGCAACTTGACCAACTATTTGAGCAGAAGTTTCAAATATAATATTAAATGTATCTACTACTTTTTGATTCTGTGAGAACAACTCTTTTAAAGTACCAAGAGCGGAAATAACTAAACCAATACCAATTGCTTTTAAAGTTGTGCCAATTGCCTTAATGCCTTTTGATGCTGATTTAGAAGCACTCTCAACACCTTTTAAAGATTTTTCAGTTTTCTCATTACTATCTGTAACAGATTTGTTTAAGTCTTTAACACTATCCGCAACTTTATCAATTCCTTTTAGTGCTTTATCTGTTTTAGCTTCTAAATCAATAATTATCTTTTCCATTCTTTATCTTGTTTTTGTCTTGTAAATACTTCTTTAAAACTTTCTGGAAATTTATTTTTCCCTTTTGCTAATTGCACTATCTCTGATTTGCAATCTGTATTCTTTAATAACTCTAATATATTTTCTATCATAAATCGTTTAGTAATTCTATTTCAGATTTACCATTTTTTAAATTAGTTTTTATTGAGTTTATCTTATAACTATTCGCTCCTATTATAAACCTATCTGCTAACGTGTAATTAAGTAATATTCTTAAAGGTAAATAAGCACTTACTTTTGTTATTCTGTTTGTAGGATTAAATACGCTTGTTATGTAATTGCTATAATATGCTTGGAATAATGTATTTGTAAAACCATTATCTGTTGGAGAATATTCGTTTTGCTCTTGAAAGAAATTCATATTATAAGAACTTGTTGAAGATGCTAACGCAACACTATTTGATGGTATATTATAACTTACTATTGCATCTTGTGATGTTGCAGAGTTTAAAAAAGCTATTTGAGTTGTTAGTGTTTGCCTTATAGGATAAAACAATAAAGGTTTACCAAGATAAGATTCTTGATTATCATCAACAGACCACCCCCATTGAACATCAGTATTTGAACCACCATTTCCATCAATTAACCTTTCGTATTTCATTTGTGAAAAAGGTGTTTTAATATCATAGATGCTACCATCTAATCTTTCTCCGTTTGTAAATTCAGATTTTCCCCAAGTTTTACCAAATCTTTGTTTGTGAAAAGCAGAGAAAAAAGTATCTGTATCTTCGTGTTGAAAATTAATCTCTCTATATGGTAAAGCAATATTTACTTGGCTCTTACTAATATCTAAATATTTAGTTATATCATAAGAAGAACCACTACTATAAAAACTATCTAAATCTTTTACAACAATTTCATTTGTAATTTCATCAACA